GAACGCATGTCTCCCGCGGGGGATGGTGGCTGGCCGGTTCCCATGGGCGATGGGGCGGCCAGCCTATCGGCGGAGGACGCGTTCGGAGAAGCGGGCGGATTACTGGCGGGCGGTTGAGGTTCGTTCAACTGGGCCGGCTGCATGGATGGCAATCCGGCTCCCTGTAAGATTTCGTTCGCAAAAGCAGGGCCCATGTCCTCGGCCTTCGCACTCACCGTGAGCGACGCTCGCACCGGAGGAGGCGCCGGAGGCTGCGGTGGCGCTGCGGCGGCCTGCTGTGCCTGCCAGAACGCCAACACGTTGGCGAACCCCTGTGGGTTCCGGTTCTTCTCCTGCTGTCCGGTCTTTGACACCAGCCACACCTGCACGAACTTGGCGGCAAAGTCGTGGTTGTCATAGGGATCGACAGGAATCGAAGGTTGTTTGGGGCCGGGTTGTCCGTCCGGCCCCGGCGGTCCATCGACTGGCTGAGACGCCAGTAGTTGTTCGATGTCCGCAAGAGTTTTCCGCTTGTGATCCTCGACCGTGCTCTCGTATCCCGGAATCTGGAGCAATTCTAGAGTCGCTTCTAGGTTGATTGGGTCCATGATGGACAAGGCCTGCTGGACCTCTGGAGGAAATTCCTTCAACAGCGCCCACATCTTGTCGAATCGGTCGGAACTCGACATCGGGAAGTTATCGTCGGCCTCGCAGTGCCATCCAGACTCCTGCAATTGGGCCATATCGACGACGTCGGTCTCGCTTCCGTACGCGCCTTTTCTGGCGGCGCTAATCGTTCCACTGCCAAACTTGGCGCGCGTCCTGACACCGTTCTCGCCAGCCCGCTGCCAGAAGTACTGCATCTCCTGCGCCTGCGGTGAGAGTTGAAGCAAGGCTTGGTCCTTGGCCTGCTTACTCTGCCGGTAGGTTGGCGTCACTGGACCGCCGCCGGCAAGCTCCGGACGGATGCCGGTGATATCTTGCATGTAGGTGCGAAGCTGTGATGTCAGGGGAGCCAATTGGTCGCTGACCCGCGTCGGCGGAATCTGGTAAACCCTCTTCGAGATATCGCCGTCCACCGGAAGCATGGTCAGGATCAGCTCACCTGGGATGGGCTCCTTGCTCTTCATCGCCTCCCGGTCCAGGAGCTGCGAATCCACGATGGTCTGCGCGATCGAGCGAAGCACCGTCTCCTGCGCCATGTTGACCAGGTCATCAATCGCCCGGGTGATCGGCACTGCGTCCGTAGCGATTGGGTCTTCGATGATCCGCTCTCCGCGCCCGGTCTTGCAGACCAACCACTCGTCCGTACATTTCCGATTGTCGATCCTGACGGTTACGCTGCCAACCTTGGCGATATACAGACCATCGGCGTACTGGCGCTTCATGATGGCGCGCACCTTGGCGTCGGTAATGGCTTCGTACAGAAACGGTTTCAGCCACCATTCCCGGAATCGCCATTGGTCCTTGCGCCTAGACCGGCCCGTGCCGGAAGGAGTGGCTACGCTCTCGCGAGCCTCCGCCGCGGTGTTGCTGGATGCGTTCGTGTCGTCGTCTGGAGGTTCTCCATCTCGATACTGCTCAAGCGGTCCGGCTTGACCATCCTCTCCGGCATACGCTTCGAGCAAGTCCCACTTAGAGCGCATCACCTCGCACTTCAGGTATGGGACCTCTTCCAGGTCCTTGGCCATGTACGGGTGCTCGACCTCAAGCACCGTGTACAGGTGGAGCTCGACGTCCCCGTTCTCATAGGTCTGCACTCCGGCGTCGATCGGCATCGGGACCGTCGATCCATCTTCCATCTGCTGGTCCTGGATGTCGATCTTGGGCTCTACCGTTCGGCCGTACCTCCTGCCGTCTGTAACCCATACCGTCCGGCCGTAAATCGGTCCCGTCGTGTACTGGTGGAAGGCCAGAACGCGCTGCTTCTGATCGGCCTTCCACTTCACCCACAGGTCGCGGAGGTTGGCGTCCGCATTCTTGGCGGCGTCCTGATTGGAGGGGCTTGACGGATCGTCCGCCACGGCCTTCACACGCGGAGCACTGTTACCCATCACGGCCACGAACTTGTAGCAATCTCCGCCTATCAGGTTGATAGCGTAGTTGAATTTCGCGTCTGCACCGTTGTCCTCTGAGGTCGGGGCATTCGCCCATCCAACGTAGTCCGCAATCCGCCCGTTAGCCGTATCTACCATGCCGGGCACGGCGAAGTGGTTTCCCTTCACCATGTGCCATTGCAGCCGAGCCTTGTTCAGTTGGATCTGACGGTCGAACTCATACTGCGGGTCCGCTGCCGCATGAACCACCTGGTCGAGGGAGGACTTATAGCCAGCGATGATCTGTTCCGGTCTTAAGACCTCCGGAGCTGGACCTAGTAATTGCATGGAGTTAGCAGGTTATTATGGTACTAAGGCCGTCGGCCATGTTCGGCCAGCACTTCGTTGACAAACTGCGCCGTGGCTCTGGTAACTCGGCTGCTCGGCATCTCCGGACGTGGCGAACCGGCTGTTCCGCCTCCCGGCTGCTGGATTGCCGCGGACGGCAGCATTGGAGCTTCAGGATAGGGAGCGCCGAACCCTTGCTTCTGCCAGGCGCTGTTGATCTGCATTTGATACGCAGCGCGCTCATTTACAATCGCCGACTCCATCATGCGCCACAGCTCTCTACGGTCATTCAAGACGGAATCCAGGCGATCCTGCATGACTAGTTTCTCGGTGTTGGACGCATGCAGCGCTTCAACAACGCACCGGTGGGCAGCGAATAGGGAAAGCAGCCAAGTCACCATGGAAGTATATTTCCCCTCAACGCCAACCTGACAACGAAACAAACAATAGCAGCACCCAGGAAGACACTAGACAAAAATACGGCCAACATGTCACTCACACAACCACCCTGTTCCGGAGCGACTTCATCGCTTCAACCTCCTCAGGATTAAGCATCCTGATGACGTCGTCCGGCTGATAACCCATGGCGAACAGTCCCCTTACATAACCGGATACTCGCTCAGCTAACGGTATGTTCTCCCGGCAGTACTCCGTGTGCCCTCCTGGCATATGGGCGCCGCAGTGCGTGCAGCAGGGGATACCAAGCCTATCTTCCATAGCGGTCTCCGGACTCTTCTTCACCCGGAGGTTTTTCACTTGATCCAGACAGGCCGTCTGCGGCAGCCCGAAAGATATCCGCCAGGATTCCCCGTGCGTGCTCGGAAGGAATGCCGGCGTCGATCAGAGGCGATAGCATCCCCTCTAGCGCATCTCCTCCGCGCTCCTCCCTGTCCTCTTCCTCTGGTGACTCGAAGGCCTCGTGCTCGTCGTCTCCCATGCCAGTCTCCGGTCTGTCTAGCGGACCGGGAGAGCTCAGGTCTTCCTTTGGTTTGGTGGCCCCGCGCGGGGCAACCGCGATCATCAAACCAATGCCTTTTTTCGTCATTCGCTTCCTCGTCGGCCAGCCCGCCTCAGCAGCACCCGCTGTTCGGCCAGCGTTACACTGATGGATTCCAGTTTGTCCATGATTTCCTTTTGCTTGGTCTCCATCCGCATGATGGTCTGCGCTCGTTCCGCCCGTTCCTGCTCGCGCCACTGCTCCAAAGATGTGATCCTTTGGCCCTGGCTCGCGATCGTGGACGCGGTGGCAACGGCGTAGGTGATTAACGTTAGCAAAAGGGCGGCCCATGCCACCGTGTTCTTTCTGGATTCAGGCATCTGATCGGTCTCCGCGCTCTACTGAACGTCATCTACTGAACGTGCCGTCGGCTGGACTTCCGCGGCAGCGAAAGCGTTCCTCCGCCGGAAGGGCGAATGGACTTGTCGTACCGCGCCGACTGGGTCGCCTGAATCATCGCCAGACGGGTATGGTCGGTGATCGCCGCGCCGAATGCTTCCACGTGCTGCTCTTGTGCGTACGTCATCTGATCCGCCACCCAGTACGACTTCGGCATTGTCGTGGCGATCTCCTTGTACGCCATGATGCCGTGCCGGAAACTATCGCCGCCATCGTCGCCTCCAACCCCATCCTCGGCGTCGTACTTCTTTACGTCTTCGTTTCGGGGCGGATCGTCGCGCTGCGCTTCCCCCAAAAATCGAGTCAGGCTCGAACACACTTTCCAGATCTGAACTCCTGGCAGTATCTCTGGCTTGCGGGTCGAGCTGAGGGACAACTCTCGCTCATACGCCTCAATGCCGGCTCCGGAGAACAGCTTCTTGAGCCTCTCCTTCAGCTCCATTTCGGTTTCCGTCATCACCGGACGGAAACGCAGCAGGTCGCGGGCGTAACTCCATCCGGATACCCGATCGGTATTCGCCGGCTTGAGCGCTATACACATCACTCCACGGCCGGACATCTCGGCTTTCCTGCGCTCGAACATCAGCGCAGCAGCTTTCGGATCTCGCCCTGCCGCGGCCCGCTCCTCCTCGGAGTACTTCAGGATGAACGCCCCGTAGGGTCCAAGCACCTGCTTGATTCCCGTCTCGATCTGCTCCGCCTTGGTCTTGGTGGCATCCGTCTTCGAGAACGCGTCCGGAGAAAGGTAGAGGGTGATCTGATGATCCGGCACGCACTCCAGCTCTGGAGCCCACCACTTCGCCAACATGACGCCGATCTCGAATGAGCCTACTTGGCGCACGGCCAGCTCATCGTAGACATGGATGCGATGATCTGACTCGTTGCGGCAGAACTTGTGGAAGACAGCCGGGTGGTCATAACCCCAGTCGCCACTGCCCCATCGGAACCACCAAGGCTGCAACGTCGCCGAGCCGATCACGTGGCGAGCCCATGGGTATTTATCCGACTCTTCCTGTCCGCGAGGTCCGTCTGGTCGGTAGTCGCGGAAGTACAGCCCGGTCCCGGCATCCCAGTCGCCGTGTATCCACTGGGCCTGGGTAACCTCGTCCTGAGCCAGCAGCATTCCCATGTACTTCGTGTCGTCTCGCAGGTACGGGTTGTCTTCCAGTTTGGCCGGAATGAATATCCTAGTCAGGCCGGTGATGTCGTCGCGCATTCCTGTATTCCACGGGATGCGATTTCCACTGCCGTCCTTTACTTTGACGAATCGTTCCGACACCCAACTGGCTCCCGGACCATCAGGATTCGCTGTTGCAGCAACCTGCGTGCGCAACTTAGAGAACGACTTTCCCCTAATCGCCCTCATTCCAGCCGCTCCGGTTTTGGCTCGCAGAGATCCGAATAGTTTCAGATACCAGCGCATCTCCGGAATCTGGGTAAGTTCCTCGATCCCTATCCGAGTAAGATTCCAACCCCTATACTTGTTGTAGGCGTCCTTGTTTCCAAGGTGGTTAGTGTAGATTTTTGCGCCCGACTTAAACTCGAAAACTACCGGGTCATCCTTCGGCTTGCAGCCCCAGTTACGATAGAAATCCATCGCCTCGTCGACAAACTCAGCCATGCTCTGATACTCGTTACGCAGTAGCAGGCAGCGATAGGTGGGGTCGTTCAGGAAACTGTAGTGCGCCGGGTCGTCCTGGGGAAGGGAAGAATCTCCCATCGCGGACCAGGCGATGAGTCCCTGGCTTTTCCCGCCGCCGCGCCTACCGCCGAACAAGATCTCGTCGTAGAGGCACAGCAGCATCCACGTCTGAGGACCGGGGTTCGACTCCCAGTGCAATGTCCCGTCAGGAGCGAAGAAGCGCACTTGGTAGTCTGGCGGGATGACGCCTTCCAGCCACGACGGCACCGGCGGAGGAGGTGGTGGTGTCGAGTGGCCTATGGATACCGTTGGTAGCATTGTGAGGAGGATCGCCAGCAGAGTGTTGCGGAGCATTGTGGGCTCTCGTGGGCGCCCGCTGGTGAATTACTTCTTTCCGATTCCGGGGTACTTCCGATGGACTTCCGCCCGCACCTTGGCCTTTTCAGCGGGAGACCCGAACTGAGACACGCGTGCGAGCGCGTTGCGAGCGTGGCTCTCGTCCTCGATTGGGTACTTGCGTTCTTCCGACTCAGCGAAGTTGCGGTCGGAAAGAGCTTTTCGTCGGACGGCGGTGAGGCGTGCCATTTACTCCGCCTTCACCCCGGAGCTTTCAATGATCGCTGGCAACCCAGTCGGCGAAACTTCCGGAGCGGTGCCGTGCTCGGAACAATAGTCAGGAATTCCCTTGCCGCCACTGGCCTGGCAACCGCAGTCGTAGATCTTGGTCCAAGTCTCTCCCTTCGGAGGTACCGGAGGATACACCGGAAGGGGATCACCCGACAACGTCTCCGCCGGCGGCTGTGTCGCCGGCGACCCGTCGGCTAGCGAGGTGGTGTTCACGTTCTCTTCTGTCATGCCTGCTCTCCGTAGTAGCGGCGCCTCATGTCCGCATTCTGCCGCTGCGTCTGTGGATGCAACTGTCCGCCCGGCTGCCCTCCCGGTTGCCCTCCCGGCTGCTGCTGGGACACGGTCCGGGCAACGGGGGGGCGACCACCCGTTTGGGGTATTGCCGGAGCGGTATCGATCTGAGTCCCGAGTTGCGTGCCGGGCTGAGGTTTCTGCGATCCGGCTTGGCGGCCACTTCCCGGTACAGGCGCTCCCGGAACGCCCACAGGATGCGCTTGCTGTTGGTAGGAAAATTGAGTTCTCGAAGCCGGCTCCACAGTGGGAGGTTGTCCAGGAACGCTGAATCCATCTACTGAAGAAGGTCCGGTCGGTGACGGAGTAGCGGCAACCGCCGGTCCTGTGAATCCTGGCTGCCCGTTCTGGGGGCGCAAGAAACTATTCACCTGCCGCCGTTGGTCCTGGT